TTCTTCAGGCCCAGGCGAACACCCTGCTGAATAAAGTCATCACCGGCGATGACGCCCGTGTCCTTCAACTTCGGCATCCAGGCGCTAATATCCTGATACACGTTCTTCTCATCGTGAGCTCCGTCCATAAAGACAAAGTCAAGGGACTTGTCATCGTACCGCTTGGCCGCCTTCACGCTCGTCATCTTGACGGGAGTGATGACGTGCCTGACGGGCTTGATGTTCCTGGTGAACTGCCCGAATAAATCCTTCTTCTTTAAATTTTTCATCTGCCACCGGGAGCCTTCATCAGGAAAGTGCTTGTCCACGTCCTCATCGCTCAGGTGATGCTCCCAGGACCCCTTCCAGGTGTCCACGCAGTCGAATCTGATTTTCTTTCCCGAGTTATGAATGTTCGTCGCCATGTACGCCGAGCTCCGTCCTTTCCAGCTTCCAATTTCCACGAAATGTGATCCGTCTCCAAACCATGACAGAGCCATATCATAAACATCGTGATAGTTAAACCATCCTTGAATGGTGAAGTAAAAATGATCTATTTTTTCTTGACTGTCCAAGGCACACCTTTTTCTTCCATTTCCTTTATTCCTCCCTCTAAGTCATCGTTTTTGCGCAGCATTGCTATCGTCTTGATCTGCTCCTGGAAGTTTCCCGTGAACTTCGATGCGCCCTCGTGACGCATGTTGGCTGTGCACAAGACCCAGATCTCGCGGCCCGCGGCGAGGACGCGTTCGCAAAAGGCGAAATCCTCCCCGAGGCGATGATCGGACTTCAAGGTCATCACGTCAAAGAATCCATACATGTTTTTAGTCTCCTTCACGTCCCTGTAGGGCTTGACCCGGCAGGGATAAGGCGCTCCGATCAAGCGCTCAAAGACCTCCCTCTTAATCAGCATCATTCCCGTCGGCGCCCGTCTCACCCGGAGAAGGCCCTTTTCATCGGGCTGAATGGTGCTCTTTCCGTTGTCCTGGTTCTCGAACACCACGTTGTACGTCAGTCCCGCCATTGAATAATCCGCCTCGGGATCATTGGTGACGCGAAACTCCTGCCACGCCCAATCCATTCGCTTGTTCGGATAGGGCGCGACAATCACATCCTTGTCCGCCTCCAGCATCTTTTCCAGAGTCTCCACTCCAAAGGCAACGTCAGCGTCGACGAAGAATAAATGAGAGTAATGATCGTTGTCATTGAGGAATTCCGCCACGCACCTGTTTCGCGCTTCGGTGATGATGGCGTTCTGGCCCAGCCAGTATTGGCGGAGAGGAATATATTTTTCCGCAGCCCACGACTGCACGTTAATCATGGACTGCATGAAATCCACTGTGACAAGGTTCCCAAAGCAAGGAGTCGTTATGAATAAGGATTTAGTTTGAGCCTCGGAGGAAAATAAGTCAGGCTTCTTCAATTGGTTCAACCCTTTTGTCGACATCAACCCTCCTGTATTTCTTTTTATTCTTCACCACCCGGGGTTTATACCTGGGCGTGAACAAATCCCTCGCCACGGGATTAGGCCTTCTTTTTATCCTATTTTTTTGTAATTTCCCACCGATATTTTGGTTCCTTGACATTTTCCTGCTTCTCCCTGTTAGGCCTCGTCCGCCAGCCCTTGAGATGATCCCCGAATCCCCTGGTGGCCCCGATCATGCGCCACCCGGTGGCGCGAATGGATCCTCCGGCCTCCTTCCGGAAGGTGTAGGTTATCATCCGCTTTCCCCCCATCTGCTGCCAGATCCGCCAGCAGCGACCGTACAGGAAGCTGCACGCGTTCTTGGGGGCTCCGGGACTCGCGCAAAGCCTCGTGATTTCGGCCGTCAGGCCGTTATCCAGCTTCCTCGCCACGGGTCTGCCGACGATGGCGACTGCCACCAAAGTATCCCGAAAAGTATTTACGGGATCATGAGTATCCCGAAAAGTATTTACGGGATTACTGAGACAGCCGACCGCGAACCGCGCGCCTTGGACTTTTTTATTATGCCGATGATGCTGTTCCACGAACTCATTGGCAGCCCTGATAGTTATTGGTATGATATCTAATGTCAAAATATTTCTCTATATAGTTATGTCAGATATATTTTATAAAATATTTTTTAATATTTGAAAATATCATTCAACTCATTCAACACCACTAAATAATATATATATTCTGTCATTTATACCAACAAATGAACTGTTGAATGACTATTATTCTCATTCAACATATTCAACAACACATTTCACTTTTCATTGAAATACTGTAATAAAAATATAAAATTGCCTACACATAACTATATAGGAGATTTTTTTGAAAACATTGGCTCAGGACTTATACACGGCATTATCACTGAGGTATCAGGCAACAATTAGTGACGCAAAAGCTCGAATGAGGATTTATTTTGAACATCCTGTAGGAATTGGGGAACACCCTCAACACCTGGAAGAGATTGATAAATTACTGGATCTTATCTGCCAGGCTGAAGATAAAAAATCAGCTTTAGAAAGGCATTTTGAACGACACCAAAAAATTGGTATCTAAGGTTATTGAGTATCCAGAACTTTATGATGTTTCACTTATCATAGATCTGAAGGGTATTGAATGGTTTGATATGGTGAGGTGTTTGATTTCCAACGAAGGAGCTGTCATTAAAACTCCTCTTGCTGAATCCGTGAGGAAGCTGAGTAAGGATATTAGTTTAAATGGATTGAAGCATCCTGTTTTAATTTATACCAATAAAGTTATTTATGGAATGCAACGCTGTGTAATCGCCAAATATTTAGACTATGATTATATTTCCTGTTATTATTGTGATACTATGGAACAACTAGAAAAAATTCATCAAGAACAAATCAATGCCTAAGTATAAAAAGACTGAGAAGCTCACACCAATGCAACTGCGCTATTCACATAACTTGGTGTTTGGAGAGGGTAAAGTTACTGGAGCAGAAGCAGCCCGCCAAGCAGGATATTCAGAGAAAGTAGCACGGCAAGTTTCCTATCAACTTCAGAATCCTATTATGTATCCGAAGGTAGTGTCTTACATCAAGGAGCTCAGGGAAGAGCAACAAAAGAAAAATGAAACTAATTTGTCAGTGCATATGCGTGACCTAAAGGAATTAAGGGAAGGGGCCAAAGACAGTGGTCATTGGTCTGCCGCTGTGAATGCGGAAAAAATCCGAGGTCAAGCCGCAGGACTGCATGAAAAAGTTTCAACGGTATTGCACGGAACGATTGATAGTATGAGTAGGAAGGAAGTGGAGGCGCGACTTAAAGAAATAGTTGATTTTCACGCCCCTCTCATAGATCACATCACTGTTGATGATGTTAAGTCAACTAAACCCCTTAAGAAGTAAGTTGTTTTAATAATCTGGCGATTTTATCCATTAACCAATACATTATTTGTCTCCTTTCTCGAAAAGATTGTTTCCGTATGCTATTGCAACCCATAGAATAACACACAATACTAATAAAATTAATCCTAGTAAAATATTTGTAATCATTTCTACCCCCTAAAATATTCTTCCTGCAGTAAGAAAATAATTTCTTTTAATTTCTCCACGTAAAATGGATCTGTTGCATAAAGCCTTAAACTTTCAGCCAGTTTATCATAGTCCACTTCTCTTGTAACCATTACTTCTCTGATTCTTTCTTCTCTGAATTCTTGAAAATTTGTTCCTTGGTTTAAAAGTTCTATGTAGTCCGTGACGGATTCACATTTTCTTCCATATCTTTTAAGTAAGACACTGGAGTTTAACGATTTAATGTGAGGCTCTGTGTCATCTGTTTCAATGATACCATAAAAATTATTGGCTTCTTTGGCGAAACGGCTTTTGCCCCAGTCTGATTCCAGAATAGCCTGTGCTACGCTTATGAGCACAGGCACTCTGGATGGTGGAGGAAGTGCTTGATTTACAATAATGGTGCATTCTGTAATTCCTCTTACAAATAGTTCTTGTTTGTTATCGGTGTAATTAAAATCGAAACCATTTAAGAACGTATTACATAACGCCAGTAATGTTGCACAAATCTCCTTCACCATTGAAGTCTAGTCCTTTTTGATTCTTGTGTCCAGATTTTGCATATCAATCTCGACCTTGACTATTCTTCCTGTTTCGTCCTTGTGTCCCCACGCTTGATACAGACCATCTCCGTGTCCACTACAAATATGAACAACTAGGCCTTGTGACTTAGAACGTGGAAAATTACTCGAACTAACTCCTTTCAAAGTTTTTTGGCAAACATCATTATAACTGAAGGCGGTAGCCTTTGACTTGGAGTCAAAGTCCTCCCCATTATGCCAATATTCGTCAATTCGACAAGGATCAGTTATCATCAACTGACCGCTATCCACTGCGACAAATCCTAGATTAATTTTTTCCATTATAGACCTCTCTTATCTTTGTATCTTTGTCGGATTGATTTCTGACAAGGAATGCAACCAGAAAAATATGTTCCGTTCTTTCTTTGATAGAACATACGATTAGGTTTAAGTTTTCTGCACACATAGCAGCTCTTGCTCTTTTCAGTCTTACGCAAAGGGCCAGATCTTGTAACAATCGCACTTACGCTTGGAACATCCGGAAATACAATATTTCTTCTGGATGATAATCTTTTATAAAATCCAATCATAAGATCTTTGCGATTAGTCATCTTGTAAGTAGTAGGCCCCATCTTGAATGTTACACGCCTTTTGGTATTTACATCATCACTTGCGTTAGAAATAAATTGCAACAATCGGTTCAGCCAGAAGCTTTTATTCTTGTCCTTAAAGACGCGTGGAATAAAAGTCTCTTTAGTCAGAGCTCGATTATTATATTGTTGTTTTGCATATCTAATGGGTTGAATTATATCAACTCCAAATCCATCTTTGCATTTTACGTGTTCAGTTCTCATTTCTTTCTCCTTTTTAATGGTTTCTGTTTTCAATGTACGTTTCCTTTTGATCCTATGTCATTTTCTCGGTGATAGGCATCAATAACGGTATGTATCTCTTTTAAAAAATTCTGACAAATTCTTATATCTCTCTCTAATGAGGTAATGCCAAAAAACAATTCTTTAGGGTCATATGTTTCTTTTTTATCCATAACCACATTATAGACATGTTTATCACTAATTTTATTTTCTAGATCTTTACAACGTTTAGAAAACTCTTTTAAAAGTTCTCTTTCCGTCATATCCAAATCAAGTTTTATGATCATTTCTGTCATTTCTTTCTCCTTTTTAATGGTTTCTTTAATGCTCTAGCTAAACGTTTTTTTCCTTGTTTTTTTAACCCTGTTACAGGTCTCAAAATTTCTTCTGTCTGCTTTTTTCTCCGTCCCATTAAAGTACCCATTTTTCCTCCTTATTATTTTTGTAATAGGCTTGTTCACAGTCATCACAGCAATAACCTTTTTCATCATAACCTTTTTCTTCATTATGAATTTCAGCGGGGTATCTGTTCACAAACTTACCAGTGCCGAATTTAGTGTCTTGGCGACAGTGTAAACACATATCCCCTCGATCTATAATTCCTTTTATTTTTATCTTATTCTCCTTTGCATCAATGATGTCTATAATTGCTTGGAACTCTTCTTCTGCTGATAAATCGGGCGTACTTGATATCCAATCAATTCCTTTATTAATGTTGCAAATATTTTTTATTTTTTCTAATTTCTTAGATAAATCATTAACTTGTAATTTAAGACAATTGCTCATTTTTCCTCCTTTATTTTTTCATCCGTTAATGTCTTAGGAACTGTTCTGTAAGCATACTTAATGATTTTATATAACTCTGAACTGTCTTGAATTTCAGACAGTTGGTCATCAGTAAGAAAACCATCAGCTCCTGTTTTAAACTCATTATGATTATCATTGAATGTTTCAATGTAGCCGTATGAATTGTGATCATACTTTAAAATTTTTTCCACTAGCTCTGAATATAATTTTTTATAATCAAGCTTTTCTTCAAAATAAATTTTTTCCACTTTAAGTGGATCTATTGTTGGAGCGGGTGGAAACTCAACTATAACTTTTATCTTTTTTGTGTTATCCTTGTTAGGAATGTACCACGTCCAGATGTTGTTGACGCAACTTGCGTCATACTTATCAAAATTAATTTTTACCATAATTTCTCGCTTTCTAATTATCCCAACTATTTATAAGAATATGGGTTAAATGTCAAAAGAATCTTTATTTTGGAAATCCTTGAAAAACGGGATAAATGGGGTTTTCTGGACAAGAATTGAGAATAAAGTTGGGGGTGGAATTCCTGACGTTTTTGGGTGTTATAAAGGAGTGCCAATTTGGATAGAATTAAAGCAGACGAAATATCACAAAGTGTTACTGTCGCCTTTACAGGTTGCGTGGCATTACAGGTATGCAGAATATGGCGGAATATCTTATATTTTTGTTAAAAAACAAGCCGAGAGCCTCTTTAAGAGATCTCTCTATCTATATGGGGGGAAAGACTCCCTTATAATAGCGAAAAAAGGTCTAAAGCACCTTCCCTTAAAACAATTCGATTATCCTTATGATTGGAACGCGATCCGCGATTCCCTGTTCTAAAATTACTGAACTCACTCCCGCGAATTACTGAACTCACTCCGCGAATTACTGAACTCACTCACTCTCATTATATCAGCCTCACCTTCAGCTTCATCCGTGCAGCTCAAGCTGCAGGATGCCTCCTTCACCAGGGCCCGGAGATGGAAATTACTGAACTAGGCGCAGGATGTCGTAGGTTACTGAGCCGAGCGCCGCGATATATGGTATTTGGTCTTCAGGAACAGCTTGAGTCCCGCAGCTCAAGCTGGGCTGGACAGGATGGATGACGGCGTCAAGAAAAAAAGTGCTTGACTTTCATTTTATCTCAACTATATGGGATATTAGAACTAGCATTTATGTACGCAAGTATACTTGGTCAGTATGTATGGTTAAAAGCCCGTGCTAGTTCGCACTTAGAAATAGAGAGCGGTCACAGAGGTGTAATGCCACACCGAAAGGTCTAATGGAAACGGTATGTTAGCTCTTTGTTTCTCTCCTGAAAATAATTTGAAAAATTACTGAACTAACTCCCCCTCCGAAAACGTTTTCGGGGCGGGGCTAATAAATGTCGCTTTTATTTATATATGCAGCCCAGGCGGCCACGGCGCGCAGCTCAGGAACTTCTTGCATATGGGAAAAAATGGGAGTATACAGGGTATTGGATTGTAGTTGTAAGATATCAAAAGCGGGATAAAACTTAAAACAACACCCGCTTACAATCCATAACAGAAAGGAGAATGTATATGTCTCATTTTTACGGAATGATTTCCAGGAGCGCCAGGAAGACGACGCCGACGGCGCGAGCTCACGCGAGCTCAGGACTGGAAACGGTGGCGGCGTCCTGGCAGGGCGCGGTTCAGGTTAACCTGGGCCACAACGCGGAAACGGGAAAAGACTGGTTTCGCGTGGAGCTGGTCCCGTGGCACGGCGCCGGCGTTAATAAAACTTTAGCGACTGGAACCGTTGACGGCTCCCAGTCCCGGAACTGGGCGGAAGGCGCGGTTGACGGTTAATTAATCAATGGCTAAATTACTGAACACACTCGGCCCCGATTCAGGGGCCGGGCTTTTTAAGGAGAA